CAGCGACCATCGAATCAAGAACCGAGTCTCGTTAGTGCGAACTCTGGTCTGGTACCTGGATGAGAAAGCCCAGTATGACAGCTTGGAGACCCTGGTGCTAGCTGATGGCACCGCCGCAGTGGAACTCAGCGGCCAGATGGAGTTCGGACTTGCCAGCCAGGACGGAGAACAATTCTCCCTGGCCTGGCACATGGACAGACTGGCAAGTCTGCACGGAACTCCATATGTGGTGGATATCAAGACCACCAGTGGGGCACTCAGCCCCAGTTACTTTGCCCAGTACACCCCTGACAACCAGATGAGCCTCTACAGCCTGGCCTCTCGAGTCGCGTACTCAGTCCCCGCCGCCGGGGTCATCATCGACGCCTGTCAGGTTGGAGTGACCTTCTCTCGTTTCGAGCGTGGACTGGTGCAACGGAGTGAAACTCAACTCGACGAGTGGATGGAGGCCACCGAGCACTGGATCAGGCAAATCGAGCAAGCCGCGCTGGAGGCCTCCTGGCCCCAGAACGACAAGGCTTGCACCGGACCATACGGGGACTGTCCATTCAGGCCAGTGTGCAGCAGGGCTCCCAGCGCACGGACTCAGTGGCTCGAGAGCGATTATGTCCGTCGGCGCTGGGACCCAGCTCAGGCTCGGAGCCTGCCAACCCCAACTAAGGAGATCACCCATGCCGTTTGATCCAATCAGCCCAGTTCCGACAGTCGAAGTCCCAGCTCTCCGATCATTGGAAGCTGGAATCGCACGGATCACCAATGAGCGAGACTGGTGCAAGAACTTCCTGCACACCACCCAGCGAGGCTGGTTCGGCCGCCAGCGCCATCAGTACTGTGCCATTGGTTCGGTGGCTCAGGAGTTTGTGGACCTGAAACCAGGAGGAATCTCGAGGGCCAAGTTGGAGAACAATAGATTTCCAGCCTTGGACCTTACAATCGCAGCAATGAATAAAGCAGTCGAACGCCGAGGCTACTTCGACGTAGCAGATTTTAACAACTCACCAGCAGTCACTCACTCCGAAGTCCTGGCTGTGATGCGGGAAGCAGCAGAGATTATCAGGAGTGGACAGGTATAGGACCAGATGCAAACTCAGGCCCAGGCTGCCGTAGGCAAAATTTGGATCAAGCCCAGTGCCCTCGCTCGGGCCATGGCCCTGGTCAATGCTGAGCTTGACACCGTGACCTCTGGCCAAATGGCTGCCGAGGCTGGACTAGGACTGTCGCATTTCAGGAGAGTTTGGAAACGCACGCGCGGAGACAGTCCTAAGAAATACATCATAGAGCGCAGACTCGACAAGGCTCAAACTCTGCTCCGTACCACCTCCTGGACCCTGGATCAGATCGCTGCTGATTGTGGGTTTTGCAACGGACAGCACCTAGCGTTCTCTTTCAAATCCAGGTTTGGGATGACCCCCAGCCAGTGGAGACAAAGCGTTCGCCACAAGTCACAGCCTCAGCCTCGATCATAACAAACCTGAACTCCTGGGGAAACTCACCACAATGGCACAGACCGAGAATCACAAACGGAGCCTCGCCGAGCGCAAGAGTCCCAGGGCCAAGACCCAGCTCTTGACAGTGGTCAACTGTCTGGACTGTCAGAACCCACTGGTGCCCAGTCCTGGTGAAAGACTTCCCTGGCGGTATCTGTGCTCGCTCTGTAGGGCCGTTAGGGTCCAGGCCAAGCTTGCGACAGCAATCACCACAACCCAGAAGGACGCGGCATAATGCCAGAGCTTGCTAAACACCAATCAGCAGTGACAACAAAGATGCTTCTGATTGGAGACTCTGGGGCCGGTAAAACCGGAGCACTAGCCAGTCTGGCCCAGGCCGGATACAATCTGAGAATCATCGACATGGATAATGGGCTGGATGTGTTGTCCAACCTGTTGAACCATCCCCAGTCCCCATACGGCCCAGAGGCCATCAGCCGGGTGGTGTATGAGACTGTCACTGACCCAATGCGGAATGTGAATGGGAAGTTGATTCCAAGGGCGGCAACGGCTTGGCAACGAGCGGTCAAGCTTTTGGAGAACTGGGAGTCCAGCGGGGACAAGCTCGGCCCAGTGAGTGCCTGGACCCCCCAAGACATCCTGGTGATTGATTCACTGACTCTGTTGTCCAATGCTGCGATGAACTTTTGCCTCAGCATGAACGCTCGGCTTGGCCAACAACCCCACCAGTCTGACTGGTACCAAGCCCAACAGTTGTTGGAGTCCATGATCCAGATGTTATACGACGACGGTGTGAAGTGTAATGTGATTATTAACTGTCATGTCACGTATATTGGAGAGGAAAATGGGCCACAGCGGGGCTATCCGATGACGCTGGGCAAGGCCCTGAGCCCCAAGATCGGGAGGTACTTTAACACTGTGCTGATGGCCAGGAGCTCTGGCACTGGGGCGAACGCAAAGAGGAAGATTCTGACCAACAGTGTTCCCATGGTGGAGCTTAAGAACACCGCGCCACTCAGAGTGAAACCTGAGTACGACCTCGCGACTGGGCTGGCAGAGTATTTCCGAGATGTTCGGGGGCAGGAACAGGGAGCAAAACTATGATGAGTGACATTCTGGACATTCGGAAATCCTTCCGTTTCGCTCGCCCACACAGGACCGTATTCGGGAGAATAATTCCCTATGAGTCAATTCCAAAGTCTGGGAGCAAGAAATACTCTCCAAACGGACAGAGGGAACGTCTGCGCAGACTCCGGCAAATTGCCAGAGGCAGCCTACGCTCAGGAGATTCGCCATGAGACCCAGACTGGCACTGTCGCTCTGGATTCACCGGAGGCTCGATGCCCTGGCTGTGCGCATTGCCGCCAGCCAGAGGTCAACTCTCAAAGATGAACATTCTCGAATGGCCACTCGAATTGCAAATCAGGAGCTTGAGATTGAAAGTCTCCAATCCCAGCTCGATCATATGGTCAAGACGATGAACAGGTACTCGGCCCAGAGAGACAGCGCGCAGCGCAGGAGCATGACACTGGTGAATCTGAGCTGTCAGGACCCCTTCTTCGGTCGGCGCGAAGCCACCCAGCAAGACATCGATAAGATGGAAGCTACGATTGAGAAGCTGACTGGGAGGGCAACAACCTGGGCAGACAGGGAGGCCGCGCCATGAGCAGCGCCGCTCGCGTAGCCATACCAGAAGATATCGAGCACGACCCCGAGTTTAAGCGGCAGCGCCGGATCGCGCGGTATTTGTTGGGGATCGCGTTGAACCGCCTTCCGCGCGAACGGCCTGAGCCGAGACTGTTTGAGCGCACACAGCCGCCGACGCGCGCTGAACTTATCGAGGTCGCTCTGCGAGAGGGACTGGTCGAATACACGCCTTGGCACCACGCGCCCTGTTGTCCGTCGAACGATTGGGAGCGCCAAATGTTGCCAGAAGGGTCGTGTAACTGCGGCGCCGAGCGTGAGAAAATACGATTGAGGAATCGCTGATGACCCCTCCAGCGCTGCGGGCAAGAGATGCAGAGACAGCGAAATGACAATCCTTTACCTCATTGCTGCACTGGTGGTCTACCACGCACTCTGCGTTGCAGAAACCAGACCACCGCTGGAATGACTGGAGACAGGAAACCGCTCTCCTGTGCCGTAATGTGTGGTCCCGAGCATTCTCCAGCTCGATCGGGACAGGAGGCGCAGGGTCTCCACTAGGCTCCCTGCCTGCCGATGACAGCCGGCATATCGCCACCTGTCAAACCACTTACTCACTAGCAAAGGACTCACTATGCCAGACTTTTCACAGTTGCTTCGCAAGCCTGCTGGGGAAGCCAAGAAGCCCCCGCTGCTTCCCTCTGATGACTACCCTGGAGTGGTCAAAGGCCATGAGCTCGGTGACGCCAACAAGAACAAAACACCGTATGTTCGGTTCTCGCTGGGCTTCACCGGGTGGGGAGAGAACGTTCCAGACTCATGGGATGAAGTCGATGAGGCTGGGAAGGTCTACCAGGTCACCAAGGCTGATGTGGACCTCAGCAAACGTCAGCAGCGGCGTGACTTCTTCTTCACAGATGATGCGCTTTGGCGCCTGGATGAGTTCATTCGGAGTTGTGGGATCGAGGCCCAAGGCCGGAGCTACGAGGAAATCCTACCGGAGCTCACTGGTTGCCCAGTGTTGATCGAAGTTCAGCAGCAGCTGAACCAGACCAACAACAATATGTTTAACCAGGTTGGTAAGGTTGTTGGAACTGCCGGGTCGTAGGCAGAGCCTGGGGCAGGGGGCAATGCCCCCTGTTTCCAGCCCACAGAGGGGAAAGTCAAATGATCGGACGAGTGATGAGTTTGCAGGAGCTAGCTCAGAGCGTATGCGGAGCACCTGAGCCCGAAGCCCCAGGCTTCCCCCTGATGGAGGCCCAGTGGCACGAGCTGGAGATCATCCTCCAGCAAACCAGCCAGGTCCACCACTTCGAGCGGGGGGACCGGGTCCAGTACAAACACATCGTCGGGAGTCTCAAGAACGAAGTCCGAGGCAAGCTGGCGATGGTGTTCTGGCGAGAGCTAGATTTTGCATCTCCTGTTGACCAAGCTCACCTGGCTGGGATGGACGCCCAGGACCTGGTGCAGGTCCCAGACCCTGATTGTCTGGTGTTGATGCTTTCCCATGGAGTGGCCGGGTTTCGGGTTTCCCAGTCGAGTTTCCTAGAGCCAGCTCAGGGAGCCTAGCCAATAATGAGCATAGTAAGCGTACCTCCTCTCAATGTTTCTGCTTCGCCCGCTCCAGAGTTCGCCCGGACTCCGCTGGCCCAGATCTGGGTCCCCCGAGCCGAGCGACAACGCCGGATCGTCACCACAGATGGGCTGAGGGATTCTATCCAAGCTCGGGGAGTGCTCCAGCCGATTATTGTGACCCCGGACCCCCAGGGGGAGGCACTGTACAGACTGATTGCAGGAGAGAGACGCTATACCAGTTGTCTCGAACTGGGGCATTCGACCATCCCCACCAGGCTCCTGGCCAGCCTCTCTGCCACCGAGGCTTCGATCATAGAACTCGAGGAGAATATCAAACGCCAGAACCTGGTCTGGCAGGACATCGTCCGAGCGGTGGGGCAAATTCATCGGCTGTATCAGAGCCTGGACCCAGACCAAACCCTGGTCGAGACTGGAGAATCAATTGGCATGGCCAAGGGGACCATCAGTTTGTACCTGCGAGTCGAAGAGTTCCTGAGCGATGAGCGAATTGCTGCCTGCGGGACTGTCCGAGAAGCCTACAATATCCTGATTCGGCGAGACCAACGCCGAGCCGGGGAGGCCCTCCAGGACTTGATAGATTTTGTGCCGGGGGCTGCTGGAGATGGCGTGGCCTTTATGGATGAACTGATGGGGGAGGCCTCAAAGGCTCCAGGGTGGGATCAGCCCGAGTCTGATGGATTCATCACAATCCCTCCAGCCAGGCCCCCGGCGTCCAACGGAGCTGCTGTTCCCGATCCCGCCAAGACCATCCTGCACGAGAGTTTCCTGCAATGGGCGCCCAGGTACACAGGACGGAAGTTCTCCCTGGTTCATTGTGATTTCCCCTACGGAGTCAATCTGTTTGCAGCTGGAGCTGGCGAGGGCCAAGCTCGCTCTCCGCAGGGCGGTGGCCGGAGCGCAGATGGTCAGGACTACGATGACAGCAAGGAACTATTCATTAGGCTCTTAGACTGTTTGCTAGAGCATCGCGACAAGTTCATGTCTGTGTCCAGTCACCTGATGTTCTGGTATTCCGAGAAACACCGGAGCCTGATACTGGAGAAGTTTCGGACCTTGGCCCCGGAGCTAGTGATCTGGACCTTCCCACTGATCTGGACAAAGTCTGATAACACCGGGATTGCCCAGGACGTCCGGAGGGGGCCAAGGCACGCATACGAGACCTGCTTGCTGGCCACTCGTGGGAACAGGAATATCGTCCAGGTCGTCGCGGACTGGTATTCTGCCCCGACTGACCGGCGTTGGCATCCGAGTACCAAGCCAGAGCCGATGCTCAGGCATTTCATGCGAATGTTAGTGGATGAGCACACCGAGCTCCTGGACCCGACCTGTGGAAGCGGCTCGGCCCTGCGCGCTGCAGAGAGTCTGGGCGCTCGGCATTGCCTGGGTATGGACGCAGATGAGAATACAGTGGGGATGGCCAGAGTCGCGCTGCGCCAAGCTCGGGCACTTCGAGTCCAAAGTGGGGGAACAGTGGCATGAAAGAGTTACTGGTTGCGATACTGTTTACCTCTCATAGTCTGGCTGGAGGACAAAAGCTAGACAATCCAGTGGATAATCTGTTTGCTCAAATAGAGCAGACACTTAATGGTCCACTTACAGGATCACCTGTGACTGGCAACTACAACTTGGCAATTGGACTCTGCGCCACTCTCCCAGCCCATTCCAACAATGATATCCTGTTCGGAGCATTCACAACCGCCCCAGACAACGTCGATGGGTTTGTGAACATCGGGAATCGCTGGTGTGGGCTCAGATCAACAGGCCAGACAGTGCCGTGCCCGCCACCAGTGGCAGAGCCTTGTCAGTGACCAGCCAGGAGGAGCAGCAGGATGACCGAGTTCAAACCAACAATCTGTATTGACTTCGACGGGGTGATTCATTCATACGAACGAGGTTGGCAAAATGGAGTCATCTACGGAACGGTGGTCCCTGGATTCTTCGAGTGGATCGAGCGGGTTCGCAGCCAGTTCAAACTGGTGATTTATAGTTCCAGATCAAAATCTCCAGAGGGTATCACAGCAATGAGTTTGTGGCTGCACGAGCAGAGAAACAACTGGATTGCTGCTGGAGGTCAGCGGGACCCGGTTGAACCACTGAGTCTCGAGTTTGCAAGCGAGAAACCAGCGGCTTGGCTGACCATCGACGATCGGGCAATCAGGTTCACAGGGGACTGGAGCTCAGCAGAACTGACTCCAGAGGCCATGCTGGCATTCAAGCCTTGGAACTCGAGTAAGTGACCCACAATCCGCTCCCGCCGTTCGCTGGTTGGTCCGGCCCCCGTCGCCCCAGAATGTTGATCCTGGGTGAAGCCTGGGGCGAGCACGAGGCCACAGCCCAGGCTCCGTTCGTCGGGACCTCCGGGCAGGAACTGTTCCGAATGCTTGGAGAGGTTATCCAGGAGGCCCCAGAACTCTACAAGGAAGCCACCCGAGCGATGCGCTATGGGCCAACCAGGTGGCTAGAGCCCAGAGCCGCTTGGCTGGACACCGTCGGCCTAGCATTTACCAATGTTTTTGCGCTCCGGCCCCCCAGCAACAACCTGGGAGCGCTTTGCACCTCTCGAAAGGACCTACCAAGTGGATATTCCCTTCCTCC